GTATCTGTATCAAATTCTACATAATCTCCAGCAAAACGGTGTTCAGGACTTGGTGGTAAAGTTGTTCCAGTTGTATAATCTGTATTATCTCTTAATAATGACCAAGTAAATTGTTTTGCTGTGTTTGCTAAATTATAAGGTGGTGAAAAAAATATAGGCATTTGAAACATATATTCACCATTATTTGTTTTATAATATGATGCTACAAAATTTGCTTCTGTATCTTTTACATTAGTTAATGTTTCTGTTCTTTCTATTATTTTACTTTCTAAATAATATCGTGGATCTATTAAACTAGCAGTATTATCTTGACCTTCCCAAGTTATATTTTCTGCGTTTGTAACTAATGATGTTTTAAATGTTTGAACATCTTGAATTACATCACCCTTAAATTCAATTGTAGCACTTTCAGCACCTAAATCTGATACAAATGCTCCTTGTACTGATATTTTATCCCCTACTTCTAAATTTATTCCATTTGATACATTATTTGTCCATAATGAAGTATTTTCATCATCATCATATTGTGGGGCGTGTATTCTGTTTGCTTCTAATATATGTGTATCAACATATTCACTCATATTATAATTATAATATATTATAATATTGTTAGATTAATTTACAAAAAAATAATTATAATTTAACAAAGATTTACAAAGATTTTAATAAAGGGTTTAAGCAAAAGTAACTGTAAACTGACCGTCTTCAAGAACAGCATAACGGACAATTTCTAACCAAGCATTAAGTGTATTTCCACCATTATTTTCAAGAGTATCCCACGTAGCATATAGTTCAAGACCACGAGAATTAATACGTTCATTACGGTTAAGTCTATCACAAGTCCACATACTAATAGAACGAAGTTGCTGTTCGAGTTGGTCTCCCTCTACACGTTGTAGAGTAATTAGAGATTCCTGTTGAGACCATTCGTCCTTAGATACAAACGGTGGAGAACCTTCTGCCTGAGTAATGTTATCTACAACACGAGAAGGATTCGTAATATCAACAGGGTATAGATAATTATCATTATATCTGATATTGTGTGTAAACGTTCCAAATGTAGCATCAGCAAAAGGAATACCAAACGTAGTCTGTAGACCATCAGCAGTAAAATCATTAAATAGACTTCTTTCAGGGTTAGCACCTTTATCAGCAGTAACACAGAAGAATACTTTATTTACAATTCTTCCAGCACCACCTAGATTAAGAATTACAGTATTAGCAACACCAGCAACACTAGTAATAGTATGACGGACACGTCTATAATCTACATAAGTAAAACCAAGTTTACGATTAGCATTAGCATAAGCATCCATCATCTCTTGTGGATAATAGATATAATCAGCAATCATCTTAGTTTCAGTAGGAACAATAGTTGCTGTCATTGTGTTAACTCCAGCAACACATAAACGATTCTGAGCATCAGCATAATGTAATTCAATATCTAATTCTTCTTTACACATATATAATGGAAGTTGGTTCATCTTAAGGAAAGGAAATAGATCATTAAGAGCAATCTGATATACAGGTTGACGATCTACCGTTTGCGTAGTTACATAACACTGATCAGGAATTTTTACAATACGAGCAGCAGGTAAATTGTTAAGACGTTCAGTTTCTACACCAGTATCAAGAGTATAACCAACAGCATTACTATTAGATTGTTGTCCAGCAACAGTATTTGCTCCAAGATTTGAAGCACCAGCATCACCATCATCATATACCCAGCATCTACACATCATACGACCAGTAGTAAATGCTTCACGCTGTTTATTATGCTGAGGATTAATAAACATTGAACGATATGCCATAAATTGATTAAATCCATCAGTTTCACAGAGAGTTTTCGTTCCAGATTTAAGAACACATCTTTCTATAAGAGAATTAACACCAATATTAAGAGGAAAGAAAGCATTATCGTCAGGCGGTGCTGCTGCCGTAAGTCCACCATTAACAGCAAAAGTTAACTTAGAGTTAGAATGGAGAATACCTTTGTTTTGTAAACGGAAACGACAAAACGTTTCAGACTGAACCACCGGTTCGAGGATATCGGTCTCTACGTCCATAAGAGTATTAGTAGGAACAGCACCGATTTTCATAAGATCAGGGACATTAGAAGGGGCAGATGCTCCAGCAGGGCGACTGGAAGCATCAAGCGGTTCACCAGAAGAAATTGTAGTAGGAACAGGGTCTTCAGACATTTTTATAATTTAGTATATTATAAAAAAATAAAAAATAAAATTTTAAAACTGACTTATTGCTTAAGTTACAACCTGGATGCCATTCTGATTAAATACAAGAGTCTGTTTGCTGTGGACAAACATATATACAGCATTAGGATTATCAGTGGTTAAATCAAGTTCCATATTAATACCGAAGGGTGTAGTCCTGAAATCTATACCTTGATTGGAAATAGTATCAAAAGCAACACCAATACCAAAAGCACATCCACCATTTACAAATTGATTCCTTACTGCCTGTGCTGTTCCATCAGTCATACGCATATTCTGAGGAGTAATAGAATTACGAGTATTTTTGAAGAAAGACTGAATAGAATTAATATAATTACGTGTAATCTGTTCATCAGGGAAAAGGTTTCCAGGTTGAGAACGCTGGACTGTATCAATATTATATTCTAGTGGCATACGTTCACCACCACGAGTAAATACAAGTTGATTAATCTTCGCAACAGTATTAGTGGAGTTAATAGGATACCACGTGGTCATACCATTAAAAGCACGGTTATTAATCTGATTTGCTCCAATAAAATTACAAAATACACCTAATACACGAGATAATCCAAGCGAGAAATTAATAATAGCATTAGTAGAATTAATAGTAGTATAATAACTTGAAATACTATTATATTCAAATGTTCCACCACTTGACCCTCTTTTGCTTAGAGAAGAAGTTTGTTCAGGAGTAGGACGCTGGACTTCACACGTTAAAGTTACATTCTTGAATTCATAAAAAGCATTAGCAATATTAGCAGCAGCAGATTGTTCATCAAAGAATACATTACTATCAGGTGCTAAATGAACTTCTACAAGGAGTCCTCCAACACCCCAGTCCCCAGAAAGAGGAATAGGACCAGTTCCAGATAATAGACCACAGGGTAAATCTAGACAGAAACTATTAGGAGCAGAACCAAGATTGACTTCATTATCAACAATACCACCAGTTCCAGGACCAGCATTACCATATTTAATCATATTAGGGGAAGGAATAGTACAAGCAGATTGATTAAGGTGCGACATTGCATCACCTTTATCACTTGTAGTCGATAGATAAGACGCCATAAAACGATTGTAGTTGCGAATGTGTTCAATAGTTTGATTTGTCTTTTGAGACTTAATAACTAACTGGTCAATAGTTGAATATACAGAAGTCCTGCCATCCATAAATAATCTAGCATTATTAGCACCCAAGACTCCATCATCAGATAACACAGCAAAATTACCAGTAAGGCGAACGGAGTTTCCAAGTAGAAAACGATCCTGTTCACCAATAATAAAACTAATTACTGGTTGACCGTTCTTATAAGAAAGGGTTCCAGTAGACGTAGTATTAGAAGCAACGATTTCGAGGTATTGATTACTCATTTTTATAACTTAGTATATTATAAAAAAAATTTAAAAAAAATTTTAAAAAAAAATTACTCTAAAATATATTTTTTTGTTTTATAAACTTTTGTATTAGGATCTTGACATTCTGTTAATCGTACATAAAATCTATCTTTTCTTTTTTCATAATATACTTTCATATAACCCTGAAACATCTTGCTCCATACTTTATCTCGATAATATACATATTTATCATCTTCATTAATAATTCCTTCTTGTTCCCACTTAGCAAATTCAGGTAATTGTAATTGTTGCGGAAGTGGAATAAATTTACTATTATTCAAAATTAATCCATTATTTGTTATATCGAACGTATATGGCATTTTCAATTCAATTACTTTTTCAACGATTTTACGATTATTATTAAGATCTACAAAATGCTTAACAAATAATTCCCAATCAATATTAGCAAAGCATACCTCCGGTTTATCCATATTAATATATATATTTATTTTTATATATTTATTTTTTTCTTATTTTATTGCTTAAACAAGAACTCTGATCCCGTCTCCCTTAAACTCGATTCTCCTGATGTGCGATACAAAGTTATTCCAAAGTTTATTTTTGCCCTGAGTAGCATCATATTCAAGTTGAATGTTAAAGTCTCTGCCACGTGCATCATATACACCATTATGTAGAGATAGAGCACGTCCAATAACAAAAGACTCTTTAAACATACGGAAAGAATATGGGATAATACCAGATTGTGTTAAACTTTTTTCTAATTCAATTAACGGTTGCTGAGCAATACTGGTTCCAGAAGTCTTTACACAATCTACCTTACGAGAAGGATTTAGTTTACCATCATAAAAGAATTGATAGTTATTTAATGAATCACTAATACCAGTAAAACCAGAAGTATCAGAATACCAAGCACCATCAACACTAGGGAAAGTATTCAAATATTCATACGTTTTAACATTAGCAGCAGCAGCAGCATTAACACCACCTGAAATCTGAATAGCACTATTATAAATAGTAGCATCAGTAGGAACAGAAAGAATTGCTTTACACCTAGACTGATTTAGTGGAAGTCTCATATTAGTTACTGTATCACTAGAAAGTTGAGAATGTTTGTAGTTAGTAAAACTTAGATAATCATAATTCATTACACCACCCTCCTTCATCATACTCCTCATCTTAGAAGTGTATCCATCAGGCATTTCTAGTTGCTGTAAAAATAATTCTACATTTGATACAGTATAACTTGGAGTATAAGAACCAGCAGCAATCTGTTCAGCAACAGACATACTATATACACCAAAAGTTCCATCAGTAGTTACGTCAGTTGTGGACTGAGCATCAGGAAGTGCTGCCGCTTGAGTTAATACTACAAGAGTCGTCGTACCACCTGCCGCCTGTTCAGTAATACTTCCAATAACAAACGGAGCAGCATCAGTATCAGTAACAGTTCCAGTAGCAAGTTCTACGAAATTTACACGTTCACCAACAACAAACGGACAATTAGCACGACTAAAAATGTTATTATCATTAGCAAGGAAAACAGTCTTGAAACCCTTAGCAGCAGTAATCTTGCTAGCACCAGCACCTAGAACACCGTCTATAGAATGGAATACAGGTTTTAGACCTTGACGATTTAATAGACGAGTGCTATCTAACTGTTTTACACAACGTGTAGCATCTTCTAAAATAATATCTAACACGAGACCATCAAGCATAAGAACTGGTAGAATTTTCGAATTTTGAAATAGTCCTGTATTAATTGGTAATAGACACTTAACCGTTTGGAAATTAGCATCACTAAAAACTGTAGTTGAAGCAGCAGCATTCTGACGGAACCAGCAATTACTAGTGGTGGCAGATTGATGGGATTGAGTAGTTCCACACGTTCCACGATTATCAGTAGACCATACAGTAGCACCTTCAGTTAAAGCACGTTTAGCACGCATAACATCATTCGTAGAATAAGTATATTTAATATTAGTTAATACATTATAGTCCTGAATTTCCTCAAGTAAAACTTTTCCTGCTCCTCCAGAATAGATGCGAAGGTCTTTGATTACAGATTGCCCCCCTAATACAGAGTCTAACTGTAAAGCAGTTGGACGAACGCCAGCAGGGAAGGCAAGTTTAATATTAAAACTTAAATAACATTCACGAGGTTGAATGTATTCAACAGTGGGAGGAACGTCAATTGTAATACGTTGACCATCAGAATAAGTTAGTCCATTCGAAGAAGGAACAGAAACAGATTTTTGAGAAATAGGGAGTTTGTCATCAGCAGTCCAGAAATTACTATCAGCAACCGTACTCATTTTATACATTAAATATATATAAAATTTTAAAAAAAAAAATTTTAAAAGAATGTTATTCTGATACAGATAAATATTCATTTATTTTTTCAATACGTTCCATTAATTTTTCATTCTCTAATTTTTGTTCTTCATATAATTCTTTCCATTTGTTTTCTCTTTTACATAATTCATATATCCACACATATTTAAACATTTATCGCAGATTACCTTTGGTTTATATTATATATTATTATTTATTATTTTATTATATTTTAAAAACTTTGAATTGAATTTTGATGAACTAAATATTCAGGATCACGTGCTACACCAGATAAAAATCCAGTTCCAGCAAGAGCAGGTGCTGATACAGCATCTTCTACTTTTCCTTGATATTGTGCTGTTGTATTAGCACGATCATTATTATCATCAGAAATAGCACTTGCTGTTCCAACAACAGCACCAGCAGCACTAACAAGAGCAGCAACAGGAGAAAGGAAAGGTAAAGCAAGACTTGAAACATCTAATATAGTTCCAGCAACAGTTAATTTATTTGCTGTTTCATCAATAGTGCTATCACCACTTCCACCAAAAAATCCACCCTTTCCACCAATATTATCAAAATCTTTTACTATATCAATTGCTCCACCTACATTTCCTAATGCTTTTCCTATACCAGCATTAGCAACTGTTCCTACTTCTTTACCAGTTATTCTTGCTATTAAATTTTCTGAAAATCCACCAGTTGTAGCATCTTCTACTGCTCCACCTGCTGTTCCAGCATCTGCTTCAGGGGCACTTGAAGATATATCATCACTTGTTGATAATGTAGTTGTAGATGTTTGTGTAGGTGTAATAGTTTGTATAGGAGTTCTCATAAATGAAGTAGGTGGACGAGAAGGACTAGAAAATACACCTACAACTTTACCTGCTGTATTTTTTGCTCGATTTACACCTTCACTTAGACTTTCAGCAGTTTGTCTAGTTAAGTTATTAGCAGCAGTACCAAATTCATTAATATCACTTCTTGCTAAATCTGTAAATGTTTTACCTGCTTCAGTTGCTCTTACATATTGATTTGATATAGCACCGAGAGTATGCTGAGCACCTAACGCATCTCCTACACCGTGATATATATCTACTGCTTCATCTTTATCATCTTGTCTAGATAAATCTGTATTTAGTTTTTCTCTTACTTGAAAATTATGTTCTCGAATTCCATCATTTCTATCAACAGCACCTTCTAGTAATTGATTTCCTTCCATTTTATATTGTATATTATATAAAATTAAAGATATTATATTTTTAAAAAAAAATAAATTATATATCCATATCTTCTTCTTCTTCTTTTCCTCCACCAGTAGCAATTAATTTTTCAAAGTTGCTATACATAATAGGTGGGTTTGACTGTAAATCCATATAACAAAAATCATATTTATTAGGAGTTGACTTTTTGTATAGTTTTAACCAGTTTTCAGGACCATTAAATAGATCACCATATTCTTCAGCAACTGCTAATAATTCTCTTTGATTGGGAAATGGACTTCCTACAATTACATCTGTAGCATTAGCACGAATAATTGGACTGACACTACCTTTAAATTTCTGACTTGATATAACTAATAGTTTAATATTGAAATGACGAAATCTACTTGCGAGATGATTAATTCTACTTTCTCTTTTTACTGATCCTAAACAATCGTCTAATATTAATGCTATTTCAGGTTGACTTGCTTTATCATAAGATTTTTGATTTTCAATTAAACCATCAATTGTTTCATCACTATAATAATCAGTTACTGTAAATGCTTTATTTAAAAATCTACTAGTAACATCATTCTTAATTGTATTACTTATTATATGAACATCATCAAAAAATTCTTGACCGTAGAAAGCATCATTCAATAATAGATTACTTATAATTGTACTCTTTCCTGTTTTTACAGGACTAATCATTAAAAGACAAGAACCACCCCCACCTACCCCTACATCAACCTTAGGTAAAAAGGGATGATGATATTTAGGTTCTGAACCGTGTGGAGCAACAACTGGAATTACTTTTGGAGCAAACTGAGATTTATCCATATTTATATATATATAATTAAAAAAATATTTAAATTTTAATTTTCATTATCTAATAAGAATTCTAATTTTCCTATATCTGTTAATTCATTCCACGCTTCATATCCACATATTTCTCTTGCTTGATCAATTTCTTTTTCTGTAAATTCATCTAATGATGGTGCTGACGCTGGGTCAATATTATCTTCACTATAAGGATCATAACCTTCCATATCACTTATATCACTTATATTATCACAGTCAAATATACTTTTATCTTCCTTATCTTCTTCAATATTTATATTAATATTAGGTTTTAACGTAGTTATGCTTTGCTTTGTATTATTATTATTATTATTATTTAACATATCAATATCACGATTTAATCCACTTATTATATTATCTTTAGTCATTAATTCTTGATTTGCTCGATCTAATAATTCTCTATTACGTTTTGAATTTTTACGTGTATTTTTAAATTCTTCTAATTGTTGTTTATATCCTGCTTTTTCTGTATATTTACCATCACTATCTTTATCTTCATAATCTATTACTTTATTTAATCTTTCAATTTCTGTTTCTAGTTTTAAATTTTTCCTTTGACTCTTTGTTAGATCATCTTGAAGTTGTATATTTTCAGGCGAGTTATAAGTTTCTAATGGTTTCTCATCTATTAATTTAATACATAAATTATATAATTGTTTAATTAAGTTATTATCATTTGCTCTCTTTATTTGTTGTTTAAAATTATATTCTTTAGTTTTATTAGAGAATTGTATGTGTTGTTTTAGTTTTATAATGTTAATTGTTAGTATTTCTTTTTCCTGCATCTTATATTATAACATATATATTATTTTTAAGTATATTTAGTATATATATCAATATTTAGTAAATATGTATAACACCCTCAAAACCACTGTTTTATAACCTTTTTCTATAATCAATTCTCAACTATTTATACTTTCGTTATTTACTACTTTTTTATTACTTATACATATATACTAATAATATACATATATACTAAATATTTACATAATAACATAAATAATTAAATAATGAACTTAGATATTTACTATAATAAACTTTAAAAACACCTGAATTTTAAATATTTAACAATGTGAGTTCTCCTCGAGGTCTGAATGACACCGCCTGATATGTAATACAACAATCGTAGCACCAGTCAAATCGTGAACTACTTGTTCGTTTCTTCCTACTATATCAATAGATAATTGATTAATAGTTTCTTTATGAGAATTATGAAGTTTAATATATGTTTTCTCTCCAGGAGCAAAATACAAATCTCCAAACTGTTTGCCTTCATTACTGAACTTAGGTAAGTGCCATAATATCTGACTTCTAGATTGTGTAGCACCATTAAACGACCTTATGGTTAAATCATTAACTCTTACAAAAGCAGAATGTATAGAAAACGCACCAGCATTTAATGATAGAAATTGTATTCTTTGACCGACAGGTGGAGCAGGAGCAATAACAGCAGCAAAAGTATCTTGTTCAAGTACAGATAAATCTCCATCATATCCTAATTCTGATGACATATTAGCGTGATGATTAGGTATTGGAATTACATATAATTTTTGATCTGCTTCATCAACATTCGCTTCGTAGTCTTCTTGTCCTACAACCATTACTATATGATATTGTTCAGCAAGATTACCTGCTATTAAAGTACTATAAACGAATGGGTCAGCAGCATCAGCAACAGCAGGACCTACTTGTGAATATCTTTCGTCATTATGTATAAGTCTATCTGGATCATTAATCTGATAATACGAACCCCAATCAGAACCTTCTTGAAATAATCTTGGATTAGGAAAAGGTAAATTTCTAGAATTCCTTCGTGGTGCTAAATCAGTAGGAAATCTTGCTACTACAGCACCATTTTTAAGATTTGCTTGATCTTCAAGATTTATACCCAACCACGTTGTTATATCTACTTGTTGAGATGGTTCCCATAAAGCAACAGCAGGGACTAACCATTCAGTAGAGTTAGTAGTGGGTCTTAGACATTCTTCACGAGCATTAGAAGCATACAGAGAAGGATTAACCATCCAGGAAACAGCACCTGCTCCATTTCTCATTCCAACATTTACTTCATTACCTCTTAGTAAAAAGTGGACTGTATCATATACACCATCAAGTGCTGCTTTATTTGCTTGATTTTTAAAGTTTTTAGGACCTGCCCAATATGTAATATCTCTCCTCTGCCACGTATTTCCATTTTTTCTATTTTTACAATATTCACGAACAAATAATAGTTCTTTTATAGCATCCCAATGAACTAAATAATCCATATATGTTTCATTAATTCCACCTTTATAATATGAATTTCCTCCAGGAGTTGTTCGTGGCATTTGTGGAGGTTGACCTCCATTAAGATAAGCACTTGCTGGACGTGTAATACCAATAGTCCAGGAATGTTCATATAATTTACCACCAACTGTTGTTAATTGAAAATCTGCTTCGCCATTAATAGGACTTAATGGAACCATATTAGTAACACGACAATAACAACTTGAACCATAATCTGTTGCTATATCAGCAGAACCAAGAGCAGTATTAGGGTGATTACAAATAAACCTTTGTGGAGCACCAACATTATAATCAATAGGTTCTTGTTACCCATCAGGATTTAAATCGTACCTGTTTTGAACAGTTCCATAATTACCTTCAGCACCAGTAGTTAAAAATGCTTTCCCATCTGCTTGTGTAGTCCTTTGTTCATATATATAATCAAATCCTTTCCATTCTTTAGTAGCAGCGTCTAATTGAATTGTAACTTCAGCATTACCATAAATATTAGGTGCTAATGGTGCTATATTTATTGCCCTTTGTATTTCATTAGCATATCCTCTAATACTAAAACTACCAGCAACATTAGGGTTTATTTCAACACCAGTTTTTGAAACATCTCTATTTAATATAATAGCAGCACCTCCTGCTGGGTCATCATTTTGTTCAGGACCCCAATATAAGAAAAAACGGCGTCCACGTAATTTACTATCAAATTGTGCTGATCTATTAATTTTAACAGACTCTACTGCCACTTCACTATTAGGTTCAACAATTAAAGGAGACTTGAAATTATTAGTAAAACTATTAGGTTGACGGTTTCCTGTCGTTAAATCTTCATCATTTGTTGTATTGCAACACACTACGTAACTCATCTTTTTATAAACTATAAAATATAAAATTTTAAAAGAAAATATTTTAAAAAAAAATATTAGATATTATATAATGCCAAAAAAAGCAAAAGCAAAACAAATGCCATCAAATTTTTATGATATGGAAGCATTTAACGAACGAGATAAAAAAATAAGTATGAAAGAAGTGTTTGGAAAAAACGCTACAACTAATAAACAAAGTACAAAAAAGAAAACAAAAAAAATTAAAAATAATCGAGAAAAAATAAAATATTAATACATATATGAATATGACAACTAATGAAGTTCAAATGGGTAGACTACAAGATTTCACGATCGACCAATTTGCCGGTGCTTTTGCTTTATCGCTGGGTGCTGTAGGAACATTACTATTAGTTATATGGCAATCAAGATGTTTATGTAAATGTAGATTAGGTATTAGTGATAACTGTTATTTATTTGATTGTGAAAGAGCACCACCACCTCTAGAAGATGATAAAAAAAAGAAAGATGATAAAAAGAAACCACCAGTAGCAAAAACAAAATCTGATGAAGAATCTCTTATACCTGAA